CGGTGCAGGACGGCTACCTGATCGAGCTGCATGACCTTGGGCTGGACGCGCTGGAGGAGATGAAGGGCGTGCCGGGCTACAGCGACGACGCCATCAACATGGTGATCACCGAGAACGCGAGCGGGCTGCTGTCGCATGCGTGGGCCTTCGCGCCGCCTGACAGGGCGGACCTGGAGCGCCCGCGCATGGGCCGGCCGGCGCAGACGGTGCAGGCGTTGCAGTTCTGGGGGCGCGTGCCGGGGCAGTTGCTGCGTGACTGGGGGATGGACGAGAGCGAGGTGCCTGACGCCACGACCTCCTACGATGTGGAGGCGTGGCTGATCGACCGCTGGGTGATCCGCGCCATCATCAATACCGACCCGCTGGCGCGGCGGCCTTACTACGCGTGCAGCTATGACCCCGTGCCGGGGCGGGTGTGGGGGCGCAGCCTGTACGCGGCGATGCGCGACTGCCAGCTCATGTGCAACGCGGCGGCGCGGGCACTGGATATCAACATGGGCATCAGCTCCGGGCCGCAGGTCGGGGTGGACGTGGACCGCATGCCGGCGGGGGAGTCCATCACCGAGATGTACCCGTGGAAAATCTGGCAGTTCGGCAGCAGTGCGTCGGGGTCCACGTTGCCCCCGCTGACGTTCTTCCAGCCGGACAGCCACGCCAACGAGCTGATGCTGGTGTACGAGAAGTTCAGCGTGCTGGCCGACGAGTACACGGGCATCCCGCGCTACATGACCGGCTCGCCGGACGTGGGCGGGGCAGGGCGCACGGCGTCGGGCATGTCCATGATGATCGGCAACGCCAGCAAGACCGTCAAGAACCTGGTGGCCAACGTGGACAGGTGCGTGTTCACCCCGCTGCTGACCGACCTGCACACCTACATCATGCGGTTCGTGGACGACCCCAGCATCAAGGGCGACGTGAACGTGGTGGCGCGCGGGGCGCAGTCCATGGCGGTCAAGGAGGCAGCGCAGGTTCGGCGCAACGAGTTCCTGGCGGCAACGGCCAACCCCATCGACATGCAGATTGTGGGCGTCGAGGGCCGCGCGGCGCTGCTGCGCGAGACAGCCAAGACACTGGACATCGACCCCGACACGGTGGTGCCGCCGATATCCGACATACGGCTGCGCCTGGCGCAGGCGCAGCAAGCTCAGATGCAGGCCATGGCCGCGCAGGGGCAGCAGGGGCAGCAGGGGCAGCAGGGGCAGCAGCCTGCGCCCCCCGGAAAGCCGGACCAGACGCAGCTTGTCAACGGTGCGCCGGTGACACAGAACTTCGATCAGCGTGCAACAGGCTAACATGTTAGCTTGATTTGTGCACGAGTTAGTGTATGATGTAACATCATGTTGACGCCTTCTCAAGTGCAGATGTTCACCCGGCTTGGCCGGGGGGAACCGCAGCTATGTCAGTGGCTGCGCGCAGAGCTTGACAGGGCGCACGAGGTATTGGCGAGGATGGCAGACGAGACCCAGCTTCGCGTGGCGCAAGGCCGCGCACAGATGCTGCTGGAGATGCTCGGCCACTTGCAGAAATTCGGGGCCGCCGGCCCTGTGTAACCCGCCTGAGAGGCGTAAGGCCCAGGAGAACTTGAATGGAAAAAAAGCTACCTAAACCGCTACAGGATCAAGCCGATGCCGTCGAGGCGCTGTACAAAAGCACGCCGACCGACGCCACCGCCGCACCTGCTCCCGACGCGGACCCAACACCTGTGCAGGAAGGCGCGCCCGCCTCGGCTCCCCAAGAGCCGCAGCCGGTCCCCACGCCGCCAGCGACGCAGCAACCGGATACGGTTGCCGTGCCAGCACCCGTGCCGCAGCCTGTTGTTCAGCAAGAACCGCAGGCCAAGCCGCCGGAGCCGGCCAAGGATATTTGGGAGCAGCGTTTCCGCACGCTGCAAGGTATGCATAACCAGAACATGGCCGACATGAAGCGTCGGCTGGGGCAGGCCACTGCGGAGAACAACGCGCTCAAGGAGCGCATCGCCGCGATGGAGGCTGCGCCGGCCAAGCTTGATGTGGACCCCAAGCTGGTTGAAACGTATGGCAGTGAGATGGTGGACATGGTGAAAGCCATTGTCCAGTCGCAACAGGGGCGTGCCCCCGTTGCCGCCCCGAGGAACGAGGCGCTCGACGCCCAGGTAGCCACCGTGGCGCAAGAGTCGGCCAAGACGGCCGACGAAGTGTTTCTGTGGCGCGTGGGCCAGTTGGTTCCCGACCTCGAAGCGGTCAACGCGGACCAGGGTTTCCTGGACTGGCTGGCCTTGCCGGACCCCATTTATGGGGCGCCACGGCAGGCCGCGCTGGACTCGGCGGCCCAGGCACGCGATGTGAACCGCACGGCGGCCATCTTCGACGCTTACAAGCGGTCGGTGCAACCCACCGCCGCGGTGGCGCCGGCACCTGCCAAACCTTCAGCCCAGCTTGAAAAACAAGCAGCTCCACGAGCGGGGGTTCAGTCCCAGGCTCCGGTACAGCAGCCAGCCACGGCGCAGAAGGTGACTTCCGCCGCGGTGCTCAAGTTTTATGAGGACTTGCGCAAGGGTGTGTACAAGGGTCGGGAGGCAGAAGCCGCGCGCATGGAGCAGGAATTTGACCGCGCGCTGGCCGAGGGCCGCATATCTCCGTGATCTGACCACGGCGGCGCGCCTGATTCGGAGTTTCGATCATGACCCAAATCGTCCCTGGCGTAACTTACCCGGTTAAATCCGGCTCGCCGCACGCCACGACGCCGGCGTATTCCGGCACCTTCATCCCGACCATCTGGTCGGCCAAGCTGAACGCCAAGTTCTACCCGACCTCGACGTTCGCCAGCGTCAGCAACACCGACTGGCAGGGCGAGATCAAGGGTGGCGGCGCGGACAAGGTCATCATCCGCACGCGACCCGACATCGTGACGCGCAAGTACGTGGTCGGCGAGGGGCTGACCTATGACGTAGCCAACCCCGATACGCAGGAACTGCTGATCGACAAGGGGCGCTCGTTTTCGTTCCAGGTCAGTGACGTGCTGGAGTACCAGTCCGACATGAAACTGATGAGCACCTTCACGGACGACGCCGCCGAGCAGATGCGCATCGCCATCGACTCCAACTGCTGGTACCGCACCTTCTCGGATGCGGCCGCGGCCAACAAGGGGCCGAAGGCTGGCCGGCGTTCCGGGGGCTACAACCTGGGCACGGACGCCGCGCCGATTGCGCTGACGCCCACCAACGTGCTGGAAAAAATCCTGGCGCTGGCCTCCGTGCTGGACGAGCAGGATGTTCCGGCGGAAGGCCGCTACCTGGTGCTGTCGCCGCAAGACCGCATGCTGCTGCTCCAGTCTCCGCTGGCGCAGGCGTATGTCACGGGCGATGCCAAGTCGCCGCTGCGCAACGGCCTGATCGGCATGATCGACCGCTTCCAGATTTACGTGACCAACCTGCTGCCCCGCGCGACCGGAGCGGCCTGGGTGTCCGGCAACGGCGAGGAGAACGACATCACCTCCGCCGGCGGCGTGGCGCGGCGCGTCATCATCGCCGGGCACAACGCGGCGCTGACGTTCGCCAGCCAGTTCACCAAGACCGAGACGCTGCCCAACCCGAACGACTTCGGTCAGTTGGTCCGCGGCGTCAACGTGTACGGCATGAAGACCGTGCACCCGCAGTCGCTGGCGACGCTGGTGGTGGCGTAACGAGCTAACGTGTTAGACTGTACTCGGCTACGTGTTAGCCGAGGACATAACAATGCAACAACTCGACGTTTTTCTGTCGCGCCTGAACCCCTGGGTTCCGGGTTGCCCGGAGCCTGTCGCAAGGCAGGCTCTGGTTGACTCCGCCATTGCGTTTTGCGAAGACACCAACGTCGTGCGCTACCTATCCGACTGCGGCCCGCTGCGTGCGGGGCAGTCGGCCTACGACATTGATTTGCCGCCGGACACCAACATGGCGCGCGTGCTGCGCGCATGGGTGAACGATGAGCCTATCCCCATGGCCGCGCACCTGATGATCAACGACCGTGCGGCCTACGATGGCTCGCACCCAGGCCGCCCCCGGTGGGCCGTCTCGGTGGAGCGCGACACGATCAACCTTACCCCCGCTCCGCGCCAGGAGGATGCAGGCAAACACCTGCGCCTGCTGGTGGCGACGCGCCCCACCATGGACGCCAGGCAGGTAGACGATGCGCTGTTCCATGAATGGGCCGAGCCGGTGGTCATGGGGGCGGTGCACCGCCTGACGATGGCGCCGGGCACGAGCTACACCAGCGCCGACCTGGCGGTGGTGGCCGCGGCCAAGTACGCGCAGGGCGCCAGCCGCGCGCGCGTGGAGCGCAATCACGGACGCGGCGTGACCAACAGCCGCGTGCAGGCCCGGACGTTTCGAGGTGGGGCATGAAGGCACAAGCCAGCGACATCATCGCCAAGGCGCAGCACTCGCTGCAAGACCTTGAAGGCACGCGGTGGCCCGCGGACGAGCTGGTGCGCTACCTGAACGAGGCGCAGCGCGTGCTTCTGCTGGCCCGCCCGCAGGAGAACGCTGTCAGCGTGACGTTCGGCCCTGTGGTGGGCGCGCGTCAGGCGTTGCCCGACGATGCCATGGTGCCGCTGGAAGTGCGGTGCAACACGGACGGCAGGATGCGCGCCTTGACGCGCGTGGACCGCTACGTGCTGGAGTCCGTGGCGCGGGACTGGGCCAGCGAGACGCCCAGGGACGTGGTGGTGCACTACATGTTCTCGCCGCTGGAGCCGCGCGTGTTCTACCTCTACCCGCCGCCGAGCGAGCTGTGCCGGGTGGAGCTGACGTACTGCCGCTACCCGGACGACGTTCCCGTGCCGAGCGCGCCGACGGCGGATGCCGTGACGGGCGAGACGACGCTGGACAAGAAGTGGGAAGCGCCGCTGCTGGCCTACGTGTTGTACCGGGCGTGGTTGAAGGACGCCGAGGCTGCGGGCAACGCCCAGCTTGCCGCGGGGTATATGGCGGCCTTTACCGCCGTGGTGAACCCGCCGCAGGCGGGGTGATTTTTTGAAAGGAAACTGTCATGCCAAAGTCAACAGCCATCTGTACCGACATTCTGGAGCTGCTGAGATCGGA